GTAATTCGTCTGCTTCTTTCTTATAGAAAGTCTGTAATCGTTTTAGATAAAATGTTCGAAGATAGATTGGTAGGTTGTATGCGTCACTAAAAGTGATACCACCTTTAGAATGTAATATTAACTGAAATATTTCTTCGTGAATTTGAAGTTTATACTCAGGCGGAAGGCCAAAAAAATCGAAGGGTGACTGGAATCACCACTTCTGTCTCCCTTCCAGCCGAATTTTTAACTTTTGTAGTCATATCTACATCTGGTGTGACTGATGTTAAATATTCTCTAAATGCTAATGAATCTCTTGACAAGAACTCATTATCTACAAAATTATTAATATAAGCTTTTTCTGAATTACCATCAACTGATAATATCATATTTTTTAAACGAGTGGTAAGCTCAAAACTTTGTTCTTTAGATATTTTTTCACGAGCTTTTATTTCTTCTGATATTTTTTGTTCATCACCACTAGTTAATAATTTAAACGTAATTTCTCTTTCAGAATTTGGTAATTTAAAATTAAATTCATTTTGACCTTTAGTAAACTTATCAAAATCCATCTCTGTGGGTTCAAGCATTGACAAATCAACTGATTGTTCTATTCCATCATAAGTAAATTGATATTCTTTACCATATCCAAGAACACGAGCCGCTACCATAAGTGCGTTCTTATCACCAATTAACATATCATCAAGTTTAATTGATTTATCTACAACCAAAGACTGTAATAACTTATCAAGCACTATACCTTGTTGTATTAGATTTTGAGAAGTAAGAATATCTTCTTCTTTTGCGGTCATATATTTTACTTCTACCTTACCACTTGAAAGTGGATGACCATCTGCGTAGAAGTATCCTTTAGATGGTAATTCTACCATCTCAGTAGGAAACTTGTAATCAGCCATAAATGACTCCTTTATGAATTAAATTAATAACCAATTATATATAATTATAACTAATTTGTTCTAAATAACAATTTTATTTTTTTGTTGATGGCATCATTTTTTCTTTGATGGGTTTTAATACTGCATCAAATAAGATATCATCATATTTTGTTGGCGTAAGTTTAACGATTTTTTCTATTGCGTAAAAAGCGACTAAAACATACTCCCAATTTTGTGCTAACCATTCACTCATTGTATTCTCCTATTAGAATTCTAAGATTGCGTAATCATATTTAAGTGTTAGGGTGATTTCTGCTGGGTCACTTACTGAGTAATCCATATCACCAAAATTTGCTGTTTCAATATATGTTCCTTTTAATTTCCATTGTTCAACTATATCACCGACTGGACCTAACATATTAAAAGTAACATCTTTCTTATAAAAATCTGAATATCCGTCACGACCTGTTACTGATTCGTGGGATAAACGAACCCATTCCATAACTGCTTGTGCACCACTTGGAACAACTGGGTCATATAACACGATATCAATTGGTTGCCATGCACCTTTACCTTTAATATAACGTTTTACATTGATGTGGTCTAAAACTATCTCTTCAAATTGAATTTGTGGTCTATTTGCAGTTTTAATTAAATACGCGGGAACACCTTCAATATACATAATAAACCGATTTTTTGTTTTCGGTTCAAACGGTGTGAACATAATTTCTGAAGGGTCTAATGTAGCCATTCTTTATTCTCCTAAAAAAGTCTTTTATTCGTACTCATAAATAAATATCAATTAATGAAATTTTTGATAAAAACAAAAAACCCCCACCGAAGTGAGGGTTTTTCTATTATACGTTAACGTTACTTATAAGTTAAACTTATTCAGGAAACGTAGCACCTGTAGGTTGAACAACGAAATCAAGTACGATAAACTCTGCAGTTCTCGTAGGTTGAATGAATATTTGTCCAACTAATTGGTTTCTATCCACTACATCTGGAGTATTGTTAGAATCATCCATAACAACTCTAAATGCACTCAAACCACTATTTTGTTGTACTTGTTCAAGATATGGATTTACAATATTTAAGAAACGATTTCTTAACGCTTGAGTATTTTGTTCAAATACTAAGAATCTTGAAGAACTTGCAATAAACTTTCTTAATGCAATCAACAATCTTCTAATATTGATTCTATCTAACGCAGATGGTTTAGATTGTAGTGTTTTCTGTCCAAAGACTACTACACCTTGACCTGGAAAAGAAGCGATTGGATTGATTCTATTTTCATAGAGGTCATCACGTTCTGCGTGAGTCAATCTTGTTTTTGCTTCTAGTACTGTAGTCAATCCACCACGATTCAAACCAGCTGGTGCGAACCATTCGTGAGCTACTTGGTCTGTGTAAGAAATTACACCAGGTAGTACTACCGATGGTGGTACGAATACTGGTCTACTTGTATCTCTATCTACAATTTTAATCCAGGGATAATAAGTACCAGCATAGTTAGTATCTAAACTCTTAATAGTATTTTTAACCGTAGATATTGAATCACCAATTGCAGTAGCATCCATTATATAAAAAGCATCAGCACGAGCTTCTACTTTAGATATTGCGTGATTTGTTACAGTTGAATGTAATCCGTGAATAACACCAGGTGTTACTAATAGATTAATATCAAATTCATCAGGATTACTTACAGCATTAATAGCTCTCTTATATGCAACAGAACCACTAGCTGAGGAATCAGATAAATCAAATCCTTGTGTATTACTATTTGCAATATCTGTACCTGTAGAATAAGGTGTTGCTGGATTTCTACCATCAAATCCCCATTGTAAAGGTACTGCGAATTTTAATTGTTGTATCGCAGAACCTGTAAGACCGAGTATTTGGTCTCCAGCTGAGTATGTACTTGACAACGAAGTATCAAAATCAGCATCACCATACATATTTTCTAAGTGAAATACTGAGTTATTACCAGTTGTAGCTGTAGCGGGAACTGGTGCAAGATATTGCATATTATCTTCTTTTGGACCCGTAGTAAGTAAATCAATTCCAAATGGAACTGTACTATCATATGTATTATTACCATCTCTTTGTTCTGTATTAAATGACGCTGATGGGAAATTTGTACCACCTGGACCTGTATTATATACTGCGTTATGACCCATTGGAACAACGTTCTTTGGATACTTAAATACTCCATCTTCTTCCATACTAGAGTAATCACCTACCCTTATAAATCTACTTAAATTTGGATAACTACCATAGTAAGTTAATTTACCATTAGAGTCTATTTCAACGTGACGGTCACCAATTTTCTTAGCAAAATAATTTGGTGATTCAGGGTCTAATGTCAATGCATCAAATTCTTCTAACACTTCATCATTACTTACTTTAGATACGTGAAGTGAAAAAGTACCATAATCTGAACCCTCTATATCTTCTTCAGGTTTAACATTTAATACTTTAATTTTGTAAGTAGTATTTATATCAGTTCCGTGTGAACGACTATAAACTCTAAATAGACTATATCGAGATGAATTAATTGTTTGTGATAATAGATATGGTGTTCTAGCGAATTGATAATCTACATTACCAGTCCAAGTTCCAGCTTCACCTTTACTGTCAAATGAGGTTGAACCACCTGTAAAGTTATGTCCATTAGCGGTGTTTACAACTCCAACTTTAACTGTACTCATAGATGATGTATAGTTAGCAGCCGCTGTTTTAAAAACTTTATAAACATATACAGATGCGTCATTAGCACCTGACTTAACTGATTGTGGGTCAGGACTAATTACTTTATCCACAAAGTTAGCACTACCTGTATCAAGAGATAGTGTATATGTCTCTCCCGATACATTACTACCTGAAACAGTTAATACAAAACTATCAGCAGTTATTACACCTGGACTAGCTATTGAAGTTGCACTCAAATCTCCTGTACCAGTCGAACCCCTTGATGGAGCTAAAATAGCAAGTGATTGAGTTGCTTGAACAGAGTCGGCAACTACGTTCTGATGAACTACCAATTGAACTGAATCAGCGGCATATCCACCAATTCCTAAAACTCTAACTATTGTTACTACACCAGCACTTCTTAAATACTCTTCTACTGCGTACGGTGTATAAAATCTTTGGTCTACACCACCAAACATCTCTTCAAATTCTTGAAAATTAGTTACTTGGGTCGGTGTAAACGCTGGGCCTCTTTTTGTAGGGCCTATTATTGCTGCACCAATTTCACCTATTGCTTGAGGTAAAAATGATAAATCTCTTTCCCTCGTAAAAACACCAGGTGAGACAATTCTTTCTGCCATCTTTTTTCTCCTAAAATCTTATATTTTTTGTTTAAAAACAACTAAACTTATTCTACTATAAGTATAACGTAAGGTCTTCAAAATATATATTTTAGACCATTTTTTTAAATAAAAATATTAACTAGTTGGAGTAAAGACACCAGTCGTTGGGTCAAGTTGTCCAGGCCCGTACTTTTCATTCAAAGTTTTAACAATATCTTGTTCTTCTTGTTGAACTGTTTGATATTCCGTTTCAACTTCTTCAGTGCGAATATCAAGAGCTTCCATTTGTTGATTTAGTAATATTCTTTGTACTGCAAGTTGTCCTAGAATAACTTGTTTTTCTTGATAACTTGTTTGTAAACCTTGTAAAGATTGAAGTTCTTCATCCGTGAATTTTACTTCTTTAGATTCTTCAACTTGAGGTTTTTCTGTTTGTTTTACTTCTTCAGCCATAACTATATTCTCCTACTTTAAATAGTTTTTACTTATAATAAATATTATTTATATTTCTGAAATTAAATTTTTTTTTATACTTCAATAACTTGATATTTTCTACCAGAGGAATCTGAACCAGTTAGTTCATTCATTTTTACTATAGCATCACTTTCGTTATTATATTGCCAAGTTTGGTCATTACTACCACTTAGTTTAGATACCCAAATAGTATTTCTTTCAAACCAAGCTGGGTCTTCAAAAGTCACTCCATCTCTATCAACACTTGATGTTGGTGATGGTAATAATTGTTTAACTACTCTGAAAGGCATTAGATTCTCCGTTTAATATAAATATAATCAAATGTATATTTCTTTTAAATGATTAATTTTTAATTGTGGTAATATTGTTGGTTTTATACCCAATTTATCCTTTACATCAAGACAAAATGTAACATCTTCACTACAATTTTCGGTATATTCACCAATATCAACCATTCTTTGTCTAAAATATGGATATTCCATCTGTTTTAATATTTCAGTAGATACTTTAGTAAAACCAAACCCACAATAATCTACTTCAAATGGTTCTTTTTGTGTTCTAATTTTACTTTCAGTCCAAAAATTCATATATCCTTGTTTTTTAAAATCTTTTTCATTCCAATCTGCAATCATAGCTGTACCACCTAAAGCTTTTACATACCACCCACTACAAAATGGTGAATCAAATTCTAATAATGTAATTAGTTGTTGATAATTAAATGACTGGTCTGAATCAATCCAAACTAGATAATCTACTTTATCAATTAACTTACGAGGATTAAAAAATCCACCACCATCGGTACATAACCAATTTCTAGCGTCCACGTGAGTTTTACCTAATATAGTGTATATTTTTCCATCTAATTGTGGACACCACTCTTGTAAATTTAAAAATTGTGGTAACAAATGACCACTTATTGTATTGTATATTGGAATACAAAATGCGTATTTCATATAACCTCTTTTATATAAATATTATTTATTTCTCTAACTCTTCAATTCTTTTTATCAATTCTTGTACTGTTTTAGTCAAAACTGATACAAGACCGATTGTACTTATTGATTTTTCACCTTCTTTTCCATCTACAAGTTCAGGAAATTGTTTTTCAACATCTTGAGCAATAAAACCAATTTTAGTTTTATCACCTTTTGCTTTTTCTTTTATCCAATTAAAAGTTGAAGGGTTTAAAGCTTTTACACCTTCAAGTGTATTTGTTAAATCTTTGATATTTTCTTTTTGTGCTCTATCAGAGGTATCATTAAAGTTACCATCAATCTCACCATCCGATTTTATTCTTAATCTTTCTTGATTTGCTTGGTCATCATCAATAGAAAGAGTATCACTACCTCTACCACCTTCATTAGCACCAATGGTGTATTGTGTATCACTTGTTTTGAGCATAAATCGTGCATCATTACCTGTAGTAGCCTCGGATACTATAGTAGTTCCTGCACCACCATAAACGTGAAACTTTTCATCTGGACTATTTGTGCCGATGCCTACTTTGCCATTACCAACAATTCTCATATGTTCATCCAACGTTTCGGATGTAGAACCTGCATCTCCAGAGTTTTGTATCGCAAAAGCTAAATGAGGAATTACACCACCAGAAGTAACACCACTATAAGACCCTCCCATTGTAAGTCTTATTGCTATTGGGTCTGAACCAGAGTTAGTATCCCAACCAAGACCTTCAAACTGTAAATAACCTGGTAAAGATTGACTATTAGTTGGAGATGGTTTTTCAGTTTTTATGAATACATTACCATCAGCACTTATTCTCATACGTTCTCTACCGCCTCCAGCTTCTAAATTTACGGTGGTTGCTACAGAACTTGTAGTATTAAATCTAATCGTACCTGCTCTAAATTGTATCCCTGAAACTTGGTCTTCATAAATTGCTCTATGATTTGTACCATTGTGGTAAAAATTATTACCAATATAAACATTTCTATCAGCTGCATTAGCTGTTTCAGCGTACCATTGAGATGTGTGTCCTACCTGTATTACATCAAAACTACCTCCAACCCTCTGGTCAACATCAGCACCTACACCAAGTCTAGCAGGATTATCTTGAAGAATCACGTTACCTGAACCAGAAATTCTCATTATTTCACTAGCTCCAGCCACGAGAGCAAAATAATCACCAGGATGATTATAGGCAAATCTACCCACGTTACTATCATTAGGGTCACCGAAAGCTACTTCACCTTGATTAGCAGCTGGAGTTAATATTGATATACCACCACTTCCACCAGTCTCAACAACTAAATCATCAGCACTACTATCAGCCGTAACACTACCTGCTGTAGCTGTGTGAACGTGTAAAGAGCCGTCTGGACCCGTTGTCCCGATGCCCACTTTGCCGTGTTGGTCTATCGATACCCTTTGACTACCTGATGTAGTAAAATGCATTTTATCTGGAGCGCCGTGGTCGTATTGTATTGCACCTCTGAAATTAGAATCAGAATCACCAAAAATAATAAATCCATTTGCAGTATTACCACTAGCTAATGTCATACCAGCTGCATTTGAACCATTAGCCTCTAAGAATAAGTTTGTTCCACTACCATTTAAAGAGGATAAACCACTATCTCCCTCTTTAACGTGAAGTGTTGCTATTGGAGCAGTTTCGCCGATACCGACACTATCTACAAATGTAGCTCCACTACTACCTGTAATTCTACCACCAACGTATAAATCTCCGTCTGCACCAAAATCACCAGAACTAGTTGTGTTTCCAGTTATATTGTCAATTGTAGCCGTTGTAAACTTACTAACAGATGCACTAACATTTGAACCAGTTATATTAGCAAA